ATCGCCAAGATTTCCCACTAGAAGAAGGAAGATCACCGAGCATAGCCCCACCAACTGCGGTGAAGGACTCGATAGCGTACCAGAGGAGGTATCAGTAGACCCCCAGAAGGCAAAAGAATTGATTCAAATCTTGATCCACATTCGATGCCCTGCTCAAGGAAAAATGATCTCAAATTTGAACAATTACATTGTCCAAAATAATGGTTTAGCCCGTAAGCATTGGATCCTTTCACTTGGCCTTCTGGCACCCGGTTTACCCCGGATACCAGGATACATTCTTTGTAAGTTCAGAACGTCCCCTGGGGAACCATGGCAATGCCCATGGAGGCCCCAGTGACAGTAGCTGCAGTAACAGTAAATGTTAATGTACTAACAGCAGTGACCTTAACAGACCAACACAACGAAGCGTTGGTTCCAGCAGCATTTGCTATAAAAGCTTGGAAAACGGCGACAGTCGGAACACCCGATGTCGCCGCCAAAGACATAGCTGTTATAGTAGTGCCTGTTAAGTCAGCGGTAAAAATATACGTTCCGGGCGTAGCAAGACCGAACACCGAGGCATTATTTAACGTAACGCCAAGGAATCCAGCATTGAATGTGGGTGCTATACCCATAGGATTGGCAGCAGTTTGGGTATTCGCCCCAAACGTAGCACCACCAAAAATGGTCGTGGGTAATAGCACAGAAGTCGGCGTCATTAGCCTAATAGTGTAATCCACATGCAACTCCCCCAGTACGGCCGCAGAAGTGGCCACTCCCTGGGAGATAACAAACAAATTCCCTATATCATAAGATTTGATATCAGTACCACCCGGTTGAAGGGTGGGTCGAACGAAATTTGTCTTGTTTTTCGCCAAATCCTCACGCAATGAGTTGTGAACAGTGGCGCTCCAGGGTACAGTACGAACAGTACCCCGGTACGCCATCGCAGCTTGTTTATTCAAGGGGGCGGGATCTGCAGCATCATAATCGACCATTAAAATGGCAGACCCACCCAAACTTGAAGAGGCTTCCGTCTCATAACGAAATCTAAGCTTCTCAAAGACATAAGATTCGTAATTAGCAGCGATCTTCGACAACCACAGAAAAGTCCCGGCCTGACCAGGATTAATCGGGTACGATGTGGAGGTAAAAGGGGACGGAGTCCCCGTACCTGCCACGACCTCAGCAACATATTCCGTGTGCGTAATGACACAGTCCCCATTAGGCAACGTAGTCATTTTAGGTCGCGTGGTCTTTACATTCCTATTGTAAGCCGCAGCGACAGAGGATTTAACTTCACTCTTAGGCCCACTAGATTGTCGACTGCCGTTCCGCGCCTTGTCACGGGCGGATTGCTGACGACGTTGAGCAGCGGTGGGTTTACGCTGTTTACCTGGTTGCTGTTTTGGTTTATTCGACTTGCGACCAGACATTACCGTAACGAAGTATCGAGACAGTTATTACATGAATTTGACAAAATTCTTAAAGACACACATAGTGCGATTTAATTATAGCAGAAATCCTGCTTTACCTTATACATCTTACCAGTATAGCGGGAATTCTTGACTAAATCGTCAACAACACGCTTTTTCCATTTGGTAGTACGATATTCAGTATGTAAGGTTGGATATCGTATGCCAACCGTTGGTACCCTAACGAACCGTGAATTATATTCTTTTTGCTCCAGGGACCACAAATCATCAAGTAACGGGTGTGAAATTGGAGAAACAATCTGTTTATCATCAAAGTATTTTTCTATTTCCAATTGCACATACATTGAAACGCCAAAAACGCGTTCCATGAGCATGCGCGTCCGAATCCCGATGCCTTTGACTTCAAATTTGGTAGTGAAATGCCTACGTTGCCATTCATTCCATTTAATTGGTATCCTATATTTAAACTTGTTAGTAACTCGTAAAATATACAGTCCAAGTGACTGTACTATAGGGACACCAGGATATTGCGACAAAAGTGAAAACCCTTTGCAACGCAATAATTCCATTTTGGCCTTCATTGACGAATTCAAATAGTTGGAACTAGTCCAACCCACATTCAGCAGCACTTTAATGGGATCAGGTATAGAAACTAAATCCTCAGGATCAAAAACCAATCCACAAAACGAAGCACTGCAAACATCCGAATGGTAAATAATCTTAACAGTAAATCCCAATTCAGCATAAAGTTCAGCACTCAATGGCTTGCCAGAGAAACAACCTATAAGGTCA